AAGCCAAAAACTGCGAAACAAACTTTTTTGATATATGATAGCCTAGAACACCTTTTGTTTCTGTATGGGCGTATATGGGCGTTTAAATTATGTTTCATGTTTTGTTCTCATGTTTACAGTAAGTGATTGAGGTGCTAATTTCTGCTAAGTGTATTTTTAAATAATAGGAAGTAAAATTATGGCGGATAAAAAAGACGATAAAAAACCAAAGTTGAAAATAGTTGGAGGCACTCAAAAGGAGTTCAAACCAACAAGACAAAAAGAACAACCAATAACTGCTAAACAGTCTGAATTTGCAAGGCTTATAGCTGAAGAGCATATGACGAGTAGCCAAGCATATAAGGAGGCATATAAACCAAGTGCAACCGCTACAGATAAAAGTATTCATGAGATGGCTTGTAGAGTTCTAGCAAACGTCAAGGTAAAATCAAGGATAGCTGAGATACAAAGGCGTTTAGCGGAAGATAAGTTGACGAGAGCAGTCAGGCGTGAAGAGTATGTATTAAAAAAACTTACTGAAGAAGTTGAACAAGGGGATCAGGCAAGCAATAGATTAAAAGCACTTCATTTATTAGGGCAAACAGTTCAAATGTTTGGTAATAAATTAGAGGTCGAAACTAAACAAGCTGACAAGACAAGTGAAGAGATAACCGAAGAGTTAAAAGATAAATTGTCTAAACTTTTAGGCGGTAAAAGTTAGCTATTTTCGTGTTAATTCTAGCTACCTATTAGTTAATTTTAACTTCTAGTTACCCCACCCTACCCGTACCACCCCTTATCGTGTCGCCCCCTCCACGCGCCATGTAGTTTATGTTGCACACTAAAATTAAAAATTCTGTCAAGAGGGGGTACCCCTAATTATTTTCACATATTTCTACACCCCACCTACCCATATATGTAAAAATAAATAAAAAAACAAAAAAAAGTTACTTAGGGGCTTCCCTACTAGTTATAACTAGTATATATATATTTTTATACTGGTATAAACTAGTTGTTATAACTAGTAGAACTGTTATAACTAGTAGTACTGTTATAACAGGTTGGAAAGTTAGTTTGCCAAATAATATTATAAAACTAGAAAACTACAGAAAAAATAAAAACATAGAAGATTACTATGACTCATCTGATGAGTTGATAGATCCTGTAGTTATTGGTTGGACAGAAGCAGAAGATGGGGAGCGTGAACTGCATATAGTTTCTTCAGTTGACACAGTGCCATGTTTGTGGATGATTGAATTGGCTCAAAAAATAGTTGAGGGTAGGCCGCCTGAGATTATTAGGAATGACAATGAATGATTTGGCATCTATCTTAAAAACCGCATCTAAGAAGTTAGATAGTTTTCCTATAGACAAGCAAAGAGAGATACTAGGGCTTGTTGAAGAACTAACTGAAATGCAGAACAAAGAGAAAGCGCAGAAAGAGTTTCTTCCTTTTGTTCGTGCTATGTGGCCTAGCTTTATACACGGCAGACATCATGAGATAATGGCAGAGGCATTTGAAAGAGTGGCCCGGGGCGAACTAAAAAGATTGATTATCAACATGCCACCTCGTCATACCAAGTCAGAATTTGCAAGTTATTTATTCCCTGCATGGTTTTTGGGTATGTACCCTGAGAAGAAAGTTATTCAGACGGCACACACAGCGGAGCTGTCAGTTGGATTTGGTCGTAAAGTTCGTAACTTAATACAAAACGAAGACTTCCAAAATGTTTTTCCGGGCATAGAACTGTCAACAGACAGTAAAGCGGCAGGAAGATGGAACACAAATAAACGTGGTGACTACTTTGCGATAGGTGTTGGAGGTGCTGTAACAGGTAAAGGTGCTGATATTTTGATAATTGATGACCCACACTCTGAGCAGGAAGCCACAATGGGTGAATATAACCCTGAAGTTTACAACAAAGTTTACGAATGGTACACGTCTGGACCCCGGCAGAGACTCCAGCCGGGTGGGGCAATCATACTTGTGATGACTAGATGGTCAAAAAGAGACCTAACAGGTCAAATTGTTAACAAATCTGTTGAAAGAGAAGGCTCAAATGAGTGGGAAGTTATACAATTACCCGCAATTATGCCCTCAGGCAAGCCGTTATGGCCGGAATTTTGGAGCGCTAGCGAATTAGACGCTCTAAAAGCAGAATTACCTGTCTCAAAATGGAATGCACAGTATCAACAGGACCCTACATCTGAAGAAGGAGCGTTAATTAAACGTGAATGGTGGCAGGAATGGGAAGGAAAAGACTTACCACCCTGTGATTCAATCATACAATCGTGGGATACAGCGTTTTTAAAGACGCAAAGAGCAGATTACAGTGCATGTACCACTTGGGGCATCTTTCATCACCCTGACGATGACGGAAATGAGATACCTAACCTAATTTTAATAGATGCATACAAAGAAAAACTAGAATTTCCTGAATTAAAACGTGCTGCTTATGACAAATACTGGGAATTTGAACCAGATCAAATGATTGTAGAGGCAAAAGCTGCAGGTTCTCCCTTGATTTTTGAACTTAGAGCTATGGGAATTCCCGTAACAGAGTTTACACCGAGCCGTGGACAGGATAAGATAGCTAGGGTAAACGGTGTTACTGATCTGTTTGCAAGTGGTGTAGTTTGGTATCCACCAACAAGATGGGCAGAAGAAGTTATAGAAGAATGTGCTGCATTTCCTGCAGGAGACCATGATGATTTGGTTGACTCTACTACACAAGCGCTGTTAAGATTCAGGCAGGGTGGCTGGATCAGAACCACAATGGATGATTGGGATGATGAACCCAAATACAGAAGACCAGTTGAGTATTATTAGAGGAAATTAATATGGCTATTGAAAAACCTATGGTTCCATTTACTGAAGACGATGATGTTATTGATGAGGATATAACTGTAGAGTTAAAGAATCCTGAATCGGTGTCCGCAGAGAATCCAGACGCAGTTTCTATTGAAACAGAAGATGGAGGTATGATTATTGACTTTACCGGTGAGCAGGTAGAGGAAATAATGGGAGGTGAGTTTGACAGGAACCTTGCGGAAGAAATAGAAGAAAATGATCTACAAGAAATGGCAAGCGAACTGTTAAGCAGTTTTCAATCAGATAGGCAATCAAGAAGTGAATGGGCCAAAAGTTATGTCAAAGGGCTTGATCTTCTTGGGATGAGAATAGAAGAAAGACAGCAGCCTTGGGCTGGATCATCTGGTGTATTCCACCCAATCCTTACAGAATCAATAGTTAGATTTCAGGCACAGGCTATGGGAGAGATATACCCTGCTTCAGGTCCCGTAAGAACAAAGATAATTGGGAAAATATCTGTAGAAAAAACAGAACAGGCTAAAAGAGTCGAAAACGAAATGAATTACCTTCTTACAGAAGAAATGACAGAGTATCGTGACGAAACAGAGCAGTTATTATTTAAATTACCTTTAGCTGGATCAGCTTTCAAAAAAGTATATTACGACCCCATCATGGAAAGGCCATGCGCAATGTTTGTCCCCGCCGAGGACTTTGTGGTTTCTTATGGCGCATCTGACCTTATGACATGTGAGAGATATACACATGTTATGAAAAAAACATCAAATGACATCATGAAACTGCAAAGTACCGGTTTTTATCGTGACATAGAATTGCCAGATCCAGAACCTGATATGTCAGATATACAAGAAAAATATGATGAGCTAGATGGAGAAACCGCCACTATTGAAGATGATGACAGGCATACTCTTCTTGAAATGCATGTTGATATGGAAATGCCAGAGCCGTTTGATGAAGAAGATGGGATAGCAAGACCTTATGTGATTACAATAGATAAATCATCAAGGGAAATATTATCTATCAGAAGGAACTATTACGAAGATGACAAAAAGAAAAGAAAAAGGCAATACTTTGTCCACTATAGGTATCTCCCCGGGCTGGGCTTTTACGGAACAGGACTTATACACCTCATCGGAGGCCTTGCAAAAAGCGCAACCTCAATACTTAGACAGCTCATCGATGCCGGTACGTTGTCGAATTTGCCTGCTGGTCTTAAGGCTAGGGGTCTTCGTATCAAAGGTGATGATTCGCCTCTCATGCCGGGTGAATTCCGTGACGTTGATGTCCCGGGTGGTGCAATCCGTGACGCTATTACTTTCATTCCTTACAAAGAGCCGTCATCGGTATTGTACCAATTACTTGGAAATATCGTTGAAGAAGGAAGAAGAATAGGGTCGGTAGCCGATATACAGGTTGGGGACATTAACGCCCAAGCTCCTGTAGGGACAACTCTTGCATTGATGGAAAGGTCAATGAAAGTTATGTCTGGTGTTCAAGCCAGACTTCATGCAGCATTAAAGAATGAGCTTAGACTGCTTGCTGCTGTTATTAGAGATTATATGGATGACAGTTATGCTTATGAGATGGAAGGAGATTTTTCCAGAACAAAAGATTTTGACAAAAGAATTGATGTTATTCCAGTATCTGATCCGAATGCAGCAACAATGTCACAAAGAGTTATGCAATATCAAGCAGCACTTCAACTGGCACAACAAGCACCGCAGTTATATGATATGGGCAAACTCCATAGACAAATGCTCGAAGTTTTAGGCATCCAAGATGCTAGTTCAATTATTAAATTACCAGAAGATATTAAACCAGCCGATCCTGTAACAGAAAATATGGCAATGCTTAAGCAAGAGCCAGTTAAAGCCTTTAAGTATCAAGATCACGAAGCTCATATTAGAGTTCACATGGCTGCGGCTAATGATCCAAAAATAAAAGAAATGGTAGGTCAGTCACCTTTTGCTGGTGCAATACAGGCAGCTTTATCAGCGCACATAACAGAACATGTGGCATTCCAATACAGAAAAGAGATTGAAAAGAAACTTGGCGTTGC